TGGAGTAAGCGATATGGTAAAACAATTAGGAGAGTATGCAACAGAAAGTCCTCAGCAATTTGTAGCGAATTTAAGGAAGGATATTGGATATGATATTGAGAATATTGAGAATATTGATGTAGGAGATGCAGCACTAATATTATGTGAGGTAAACGGCGCTAAGATAAATGAGAGAGAAAGTTATAATGAGTATAAGGCTAAGATATCGTCTTTAACAAAGGAAGATATCGTAGAAATAAGGAAAACAGAGATGAGGAAATATGGATTGCCTGAAGACGATAGCATAACATATATTTCAATACCGAGAATGCTTAATTTAATATGATAAACAATTCATAAAACAATTCATAAAATTAATATATACATATAATATATTGAAATGGTAAAAAATAATATTACACGTAAAAAAATAAATAATTTTTCTAAGAAATTTAATAGGAAAAAAACAAATAAGGTTTTCAAGAATGTAAATACGAAGGTGCCTTTTAAGAAATTGATAATCAAATCAGATTATGTTCAAAATAAAAAGCGTATATTTAAAAATATAATTGATGTTGAAACAAAGATTACGAATCAAAAACAAAGTGGTAGATGTTGGTTATTTGCTTTTATGAATGTTATTCGTATTCCAATGATTAAAAAATATAAACTATCACCTGATTTTGAGTTTTCTCAAAATTATCTATTTTTTTATGATAAACTAGAAAAGGCGAATTATTTCTTAAATTATATTTATAATAATAAAAATAAGTCGCTTGAAGATGATAAAGTAATATATTCATTAGCAAGACTAACTAATGACGGAGGTCAATGGCATATGTTTGTAAATTTAATAGAGAAGTATGGAATAATACCCAAAACAAATATGGATGACCATTTTCATAGTCAAAAATCCAGTTCTCTTGTAGGATTTTATAATGATTTTTTAAGGAAATCAGCACACCGTATTAGAACATCAAAAGAAAATAAAGATAAACTATTTAGCGAGTTATTATATGAATGTTATAAAATTTTAGTAATATTTTTAGGAGAACCACCTAAAAGCATAACCTGGGATTATAAAAAAAAAGGAAAGAAAAATAAGATACATAAGGTAGTTGAAGATATAACTCCATTAGATTTTTATAAAAATCATGTTCCATATAAGGCTCGCGATAAAATATGTCTAATAAATTATCCTTGTAAGAAACAACCCTTTTATAAATTATACAATGTAGAATTTGGTTTCACTATATGTGGTGATAGCAAAGAGAATTTTATAAATGTTCCAACAAATATAATAGAAAAAGCTGTTAAAAAATCCATAGATAATAAGGAAGCAGTATGGTGTGGCGTTGATTGGGGTAAATTTACATCAAATGAAGAGGGATTTATGGATCAGAATGGCTTTAATTATAAGGATATATTTGGCTACAATAATGTAATGGATAAATGTGATAGTTTGAATTACCGCCAAAGTAAACCTACACATGCTATAGTTATAAGAGGTTATAACTTTGAAAAGGGAAATACAAATGGATATTTAATTGAAAATTCTTGGGGAGAGAAAAAGGGTTTTAAAGGAAATTATTATATGTCACAAGACTGGTCAAATAAGTATGCGTATTGTTTTGTAGTTGATAAAAATTGTGTATCTAAAAAGGAATTATCTGTATTGAAACAAAAACCGATAACGCTTGCTTATAATAGTCCATTTGGAGAGTTATTAATATAATCATACTATAATATCAATCATAATATAATATCAATCAAAAAATTAGATAAATTTAGATAATAAGATAAAATTAAACGAGTATTTCAAGTTCTTGTAACGGCCAGTATTCGCATCCTCCATTAGGTAGAGGTCGTTGAACAATAAAAGGTAATTTTTTTTGTTTAAGTTCCATTTCAGCGATAATATATCCATCGATGATTTGTTTTTTAACTTCAATAAATGGTTTGGCACCAGAGTTTATTTGTTTAGTTCTAGTGCCAAGTATGCTAGTGTATTCATATTTAGTTAGAATAGGAACCGTTTTATGTAGGGGGTCAATTACGATTCCGTCTTTATTTCTAACAACTTTTGAGAGAGATAATACTTCGTTAAAATTAACAGATAGTTCTTCTGGATGAAAAGAAGATATATAATCTTCCTTAACATGACTATCTATTTTTTTAAGATAATTTTCATCATACATATCATCATCCGATTCAGAGTCACTTATAATTCCAATACTTGGAAGAGTTTCATCACCTGTTTCGGTAGCAGGTATAAAATCAACTATATTATTACTTATTTTAGGTTGTTTAGTTAATTTAGAAGTATTAGCTTTATTAGGGTCTACATTTGCTGTAGATGGTTCTTCATCTATTTCTAAACCTTCAGCGCTATCTTCAACATTTTCATCGTCTTCATCGTCTTCATCGTCTTCATCGTCTTCATCGTCATCTACATCTTCTTCATCGTTATCATCATCGTCATCTACATCTACATCTTCTTCTTCATCGTTATCGTCATCGTCATCTACATCAATATCTACTTGGTCTGGTTCAGCACCAAGGTCATCATCTTCATTATCAGATATTTGTTCAGGTCCGGTTTCAGGTTCAGAATCGGGTGCGGTTTCAGGTTCAGTTTCAGGTTCAGTATCTATATCTTTTTTTTCTTTAGAAGTATTTTTATTTGAATTATTATTTGAAAATGTAACCATTATTTAAATATATATATTATAAATTAATATTATTTAAATAATAATAAAAAATCAATTCAATTTAAAATAATATTAATCATAAATTAAATATTATTTATAATCAATAAGTTAAATTAACAATAAATGTTAATTTTCAGGTGTATCGGTTTTCCATACGGTATCACAGTGAGAACATAAGTATATATATTTAACATTAGTATCATCATACCGAATGTATATAACTTCTCTGGAAATTTTATTATCGGTATTACATATACAGTCTTCATTAGGACATTTAATTTTACTGCTTCTAGGTAATGTGGGGTCTAACTTAGTATATCTATTAATGGTATTTTCATAATTAATAGTGGCATGTTTCAGATTACTTTTACTAACGCACAAGTTATCATTTGATATAGGTTCTTTATGATCACAATTTCTACAATAATATAATAGTTCATTTTTATTATCATCTTTTAATTGAATATATAACATATTTTGACAATTGGTACAGAAATTCATAGTGTATTAATATTAATAAATATATTTATATTAATTATTTATTGTTTAATATAAATTAAGTTCAATTTAATAAATTATTCATTATGAGATGTTGTATGATACGATGTATGATACGATGAATGAGATTATGCATTAGACAATTCAGAGTATTTTTGCTCGAGTTTTTCTTTAAGTGATTTAAAATTAGTAGTAAAACTGATTTTATAAATACGAGTAAACGGTTTATTAATTTTATCATTTTCTAATTTATTAAGAGCATCTTTAATTTCAGTATAATTTTCAATAAATTTAGATACAGTAATATCCCTAAATTGTTCGAAATATTTAATAGTATTACTGAGTTGATATAGTATAGAATGTTCTATATTTTTATATGATATAGCATAATTATAGTTTTTCAAATCGATACTTTTTTCATCTATACCTGGTTCATTAAGCAATGGTTCAGAATTGAGTACGGTTTGTAATGTAAGTAAAATAGTTCGTAAAGTTAAACACGCCGTCCATCCTTCACCTTTCCATGTATTTAATACAGATAAACATACTTTACCATCTCTATAGAGATTAGGATTAAATCGGGTAGTACCATCACCAGTTCTAAATAAAACAGTAGGTGGAGAATGTGGATAATTATTTGGGAAATTAAATTCAAAAAAATAGTATCCATTTTGATATGGAGTATCTTTAGGTCCAATAATAAGGGCATATCCTTTTAATAAATCATTATCGCTGTGACGATAATAAATGCCATCATTTTCCAATGGGTCTTGTTTAATATTCTTAATATCACCAATAAGTCTATTGATAGTTTCTTTTGATATAGTAACCGTATTAGTAGTGGATTTATTTGATAATTTATTAAAATTGGACATTTAAAAATAAGTATATATAATTTATTAATATGTGTTTAATATGATTTCGATAATATATGATTCTAATAAACAGGTTTATTAAAATCATCTCCGAGAAATTGAAAATAATAATTTAGATTATTAATATTGAAAAAAATTGAGATAAGAATAATATAATAATATTATATATATAAATATTTATAGTAGATTTTAATGAATAAGAATAAATTACAAGATTATGTGAATGCATATTATACAAAACAAGGACAAACACAGACACATACACGTATTCCAGATGAAGGTTTTAATATAAAAGGCGGGTCATTCTGTATTCCAGACGACGAAGCATTAATGAAATTTTATAAATTATATGTAGAGCACGTTTTTGTGAACAAAAAGGAGGAATATCTAACAGAAAAACAGCAGAGAGATGGTCCGATATTGATAGATTTTGATTTTAGATATAATAATGATGTAACAAACAGGATGCATAATGATGAACATATAACAAATATATTGGAGGAATATTTGGATATAATTAAAAATATGTTAATTATAAGACATGATGAGGGTTTTCCAATATATGTTTTTCAGAAACCAAATGTAAATCAGTTACCGGATAAAACAAAAGATGGTATTCACATAATAATAGGTATAAATATGAATCGTTCATTGCAAATATTGTTACGTGAAAAAGTACTAAATGTTATAGGTGAAGGTGGTGTTTGGGAAGATTTGGGAAACTATTTGACTAATAGTTGGGATGCGGTTATAGATAGTGGTGTTGTAAAAGGAACAGTAAATTGGCAATTATATGGTTCACGTAAACCCGGTCACGAGGCGTATAAATTGTATAAATGGTATAATGTTGAGTTAGATTCTGCTGATGATGAATGGATATTAGAAGAAAATGTAGTAACGGATTTTGACGTAAAATTGAATTTCAGTAAATTATCAGCTCAATATAAAAATCATATTTGTTTTGAAATGCAGGAAAGAGTAAGACCAGATTTTGAGAGAATAGAATCAGAAAATAATAATAGAC